CCTGCAGCGATATGTCGCCCTCCTGCCATAGCGTATAACGCGTCGGCCCCATCATGCGCAACTGCGTCGAACTGTCCTGCTCCTGCAACCAAGTCTCGCCGCTCTTCCACGTCAACTCCCGCGCACCAGAAACAATTGGTATTAAAGCGCAGTTGTGTGTTATAATACCATTAGCGCTGTACCATCCTGCCTCTGTTTGGAGATTATAAACATGTCCAGAAAATGTTCCGCAGCTGACTTCGAGAACGCTATCCAAAATTACGTTGCTGGCGACAGCATTGAGACGGTCGCTGCCCGCTGGCACACTACGCAACAACGTATCGCTGATACTCTGAAGGCTCGTGGGTTGTTCAGAAGCAAGTCTGCCAGATACGCTATCAGCAGTAAGAAGTTGTCTGCTACGTGCAGAGCCAATTCCAGCCTCGACGCCGCCACCCTCGCCAAGCGGTACTTGGCCGGGGAGTCCGAGAACGCTTTGGCGCAAGCTTTCGATGTATCGCGCAACGCTATTCGCCTGCGACTTATTGACGCCGATGTCATGCTGCGCGACCAAACCTCTGCTAATCAACTGCGCAGCGATCAAATTCCGCATGAAGAACATTTGCGCCGCATGAGGATAGCGCAGGAAGCTACTCGTGGAGTCAAACATACTCTGCTGCATCGCTGCAGAATAGCCGCGACTCGCGAGAAGAAGCTTTCTAATGTCTCGCAAGCTGAAATCATGATCGCCGAATGGCTGCGTGTTCATGATCTCTCGCCTATTCCGCAGAAGGCTATTGGCCCATACAACGTAGACATCGCTGTTGGCTCCATCGCCGTGGAAGTCCTCGGCGGTAGCTGGCACAGCAGCAAGCCTATTCATACTGAGCGTTCGCGGTATATCCTCGACGCGGGTTGGAACTTGATATTCATCTGGACTCACCCTCGTCGAAGTCCCATCCAAACTGCGCTCGCTGATTATATTGTCGCCTTTGTTAATGAATTGAGCAGCAACCCATCCACGCTCCGTCAGTACCGGGTGATTCGGGGTGACGGATACGAGCTTGCCAGAGGAAGTTCTGATTGTGAACATATCTCCCCTGTAGTCCCTGGATACGAAAGCTTCAACGGGAGCACCGGAAACTATGGTTCCGGGAGCTAAACAGCGGCCTTGCGGATGATCCTCGAATGCACTCTCCACAGCGTACACCTCGCCATCTGCCATCAAGCACCCCAGGCAAGTCCTGTCTGACAATGTAGCCATACGCTTGTAGCTCTTTACGAGGCCACTCTCTTGATATTGTGCCCTGCCCACTTCTCTGTATATTCTCATCTGCTCAGTTCGCGCTATCACAAGCGCCTTGTTCAATGCTACTCCGGTACCGCGCCGAATAGCTGCTGCCGTCACTCGTGGATTAAGTCCCTGCGCCGTCGAAGTGATGATCTCGCGGCTCATCGCGTCAACGGCCTCGCCGTATACATCTTTCAGGTGATTATGTATCGTAGTTCCGTCAGCCATATGCCCGACACTGGCCTCCACGGCTTGCGTGTTGAGCAGCGCGAAGTCCGGTGCGCCTGCGCCCAAAGATGTCTGTATCGTTGATGCTGCTTCTTCCTGCGCCAGCCAGGCATACTCGCCCTGCTTCTCTGTGATAATAGCTGCGCTATCAGCACCGAAACGGTTTATCTCAGTACGCATCTGCGCAACCAGACGCTGATAACGCTCCATCCTGTACAACTTGGAGGGGCTGAAAGCCTCTCCAAGTGCCTCCAGTCTGGCTATCTCCTCTGCGAGTGCAAGCTGCTGGCCTTCCAGCGCAGTTTCAACGCGCCGCCACTGACGCGCCATCTGCAGCATCTCTGCTGCTTCGTCGCGCGCCAGGGCCGCCTTGTTTGACCGTATCGCTGCTACGATGTCAGGCATTGTGCCTCCTGCAATATACTCAGTATCATCGGTGAAGAATGACAACCTGTTTTTTCAACCCACAATAAATGCTTAATGGCGTCTTCCACACCTGCTGCTCCGCGCTCCAAAAGCAACTCCAAAATCGGCAATGCCCCAACGCGCTCTTCCGCATAATCAGTTATCATTATCAGTGGTGTCGTGCCATAATCTGTTTTTGCGTTAATGTCAGCACCATTATCAAGCAAAAATTCAACCATAGCCAAGTTCGGAAAACCCATCACTGCATGATGTAGAGGCGTCTCGTAGCACCTATCTCGCGCCTCAATATCAGCACCCAGAGAAAGCAACAACTCTGCAGCTTTGATTTTCCCGGAGTGTGCCGCCACGTGCAAAGACGTTTGGTTCTCTATGCGCCCAGTCATATATATTGCGCCATTTCGCACATCAACATCCACCCCCGATGCAACAATACGCCGGATAGTATCTAAGTCTCCACTTTGGGCCCCCTTATGCACCATCAAACTCCCTCATTGCCGCTGTGAGTGATGCGCCAAGTTCAGTCTGCCGCGCCGCTGCCTCTTCGACTATCTGCTCTTCGACCTGCGCCACCTCTGCATCGCTCAGGCCCTCCATCTTCAACGCACTGCTCAACGGGATCCCACTTGCCACTCGTATCTGCGTAATCTCTGCAGCAGTACGCGGCTGCACCGTGGCAGGCTCCTCCCAGTCTGTAATCAAAGACTTCGGCTCAGCCTGAATACCAGACAACTTCAGCAAGAATGCCGCCAGTCGCTGCCACGTCGGAGCGAATGCGTCGATCCTGTCACTGCACTTCTTATTGAGCGGTGCCTCCATCGCGATAAGAGCTTCGCCGCTCAGGTTCGAGCTGCCATCATTCAATAAATAATGTCTCGGCGTATGCGTCAACGTGCAGATTGTCTCTGCGAGGTTCGCCTTCACATTCAAGTACCCACTCATGTCAGATGCAGGGAACTGCCCGACGGTGGTAGACTGCACGTTCTGCGCATCTGAGTTTATCGCCGCTGCCAACTGCCAGATTTTGCCCGGCCTGTTCTTAATCGTCGCGTCCATATTCTCAGCGTTACTGATTATCCACCGTTGCGGGAACGCGTTGAACTCAGAGGTAACAAACAAATCTGTAAGCTCTTTGTTCAAGCCATTTTGCAGCGACAATACATCATTCAAGTCGCTCCTTACCCCGCGCTTTCGCTGTACTCTATAGTGGAAGACTGGTATCTCGCCATACGGATTCGGTGCAGTCGGCGGCTCCATTGGATGCAGCGACCGCTCTGTACTGCACTGCTCCGCTGGGCGCGTGGACATGTAGTATTCCAGATGGTCAGGATAGTACATTGTCATGCGCATATAACCGTTATCGTCTACCCAGCGCTTCGCCGCCCAGAGCTTCTTTGTCGGATGCTCGCTGTCATACTGTATATAGCAAAGACGAGGATCATTGCAGTACGCCTCAGGCACACCGTCTTCATCCGGCCACGCTATAATATAGCTCTCGCCAGCGATCAACGCATCTTCATGCACGTCGCGGCTTAGCAGATTAAAATCCTGATTGTCCCATAATGTCTTCAGTGTGTTGGTAATGTTCTCATCCTCAGAGGTGATGCCGTTGAGGACAATTCTGTCGAGGGTACTCGTGATTACGAATCCGCACCAATTCTCATTGAGCTTGAAACCGCCAGCGCCGAACTGATTGGTCATTGCCTGCGACGCGAAGATCAACGGCTGTATGCCGTCATAGTATTCAAAGTATTTTGAGAATTTCGGTTCTTTCGCCTTCAGTATGTCGAACGCTCGCTTCAGGTCGCTCATCCGTCCCAGCTCCTCATCACTTGCTTAGGTGCTGGCGGTACTGCCAGCTGGTTGAATGCGCCACTGAGCCCGTCCACTTGGTCATCGTGCGCGCCCTGCGGAAACAGCGCGACCTCGTCCAGAAATGCACTGAGCCAAGGCCCTTGCACGAGCTTTACGTTACCTGCCTCAGCCTGCGACGCGACCGGCATTGCCCGAATGTCTTTACCTGCGCCACTCGGAATCCCCTTGAACGCATAACCTGCAAGCTCTTTCACGAAGTCGGCCACTACGATCTTCCCGCTACCGCCGCCTTCTTGCTCCATACGTATCAAGGTGCCGATGCCATCCATCGCCGCAGTCTGCTTTATGAGTGCCTTCACGCCGCCTGCAGTCTGTCGAATGCGCTGTATGTCTAATACATAGTATGTGCCATCAGCAGCCCTGCCCATCTTCAAGCCTACTGTGTAATCAGGGTCAGTGCCTGGTCGCGGCGCAGTCGCTGCCAAGTCCCAAAAGCGTACTGTCTTCATGCTCACTGGCGCAGCTTGCACAATCTCAAACCATTCGCGCTTGAACATCTCGCCGCCTGCTATAACGTCCCAGTCACCGGCCAGCAACTGCGCCCG